TGCTAGTTGATGACCTCCTAGAATGGGCAGAGTGGTTTGAGACTGCTGACCGCCATGTAGCAAACACAGTCTTACCGAGTGGAGTGAGAGTATCGACTGTGTTTCTGGGAATAGACCACTCTTTCCCTCCTTCCACTGAAGGTGAGCCTATACTATTCGAGACCATGATATTTGGGGGAGAAGATGATTCTTACCAAGAGCGTTACTCTACGTGGGAGGAAGCAGAGGCAGGTCATGAGCAAGCGTGCAAACTACAGCTTCTAAAGGAAGGACAGAGAGCAACCAGTGAAGGATAGATGCAAGTGCGGTAGAATAAAGGAAGCGCATTTTAAGGTATGCTATAAGTGCTACCTAGACGACCTTATACACAGAGCAATATATGGACAGCTAAAAGACTATGAAATAGAAAGGTTGAAGAGGAGGAACGTATGAGTCTAGAAACTAAGGAGGATTGGCAGGAGGAGATCAGAGCCCTGTTTCACTACCTTGAGGTAGAGAGGGGACTGACACCAGATGAGGGACAAGCGTTAATAAGACTCCTATATAGAGGAAGCGAGCGACCTGTTAGCCAAAGTTAAGGAGTGATGAGCAATGAGTAAGTCAGGAAATGCCTTTATAGCTGCAACACGAGGACACCAGTTCACTCTATATGCTGTAATGAGAAGGATGGGTATTCCGCTTAGTAAGGAGCAGGAGAAGTTCCAAGCCTACCTTGAACGAACATATCCTGCGGTAGTTGAGAAGGATAAAGAGGAAGATGAGCGATAAGTATGAAGTCCACTGTGGCAGATGCAACTGGTGGGGCAGGGTAGACCAGATGAGACTCATCTACAATACTAATCCCTCTAAGCCTGGGGATGTTATACCTGAACTGGGCTGTCCTAAATGCTCATCAGACCAGTGGTTAGAGAACGATGAGTCAGGCATTGTAGATGCTATGTATAATCTAATTGAGAAGCGAGAGGCGCTACTTGAAACATTAGTAAAACTCAGGGAGGTTATAGCAACTTGCCAGATATCTCAATCCCTGAAATAAGGAGAAGAATAATCAAGGAGCATGGACTGATACCACCTAAGCCTCCTCCATACTTCCTACCTGAAGCTGAGCCTTATGATGAGTCGGCTGTAGACTTTCCTAAGACTAGCCTAATGAAGTATATCGAGGCTAAGTATAGTGTACTACTAAAGCTAGACATCTATCTTGGCAGTATAAATGATGTCTGTAGTCGCTACGGCTGGGAGGTAGATAGGGCTACTATCAGTCGCTGGAGAAAGATTATAAGGAGGTACTTGATAGATAGAAAAGATTAGATTATAATTACTATCTTCGATTTTCCAGATAGGAGAATTTCAAATCTGCAGTTATAGCAAAGGAGGTAAAATAGATTGAGTGACGGCAACATTCGAGAGGAGATTAGAGACCTTCGGATAACTCTAAAGCAGGCACGAGATAAGATAATCGAACAGAGAGATATCCTTGAGCGACTGTCCAGTCCCCCGCTAGCTCTTGCTACTGTACTAGCTGCTCACGGCAAGACTATGACTATCGCCAAAGACGATGGCTACTGGGAAGTGGTCAAACCTAAAGACGTCAAAGTAAAGCCAGGTGACTTAGTCACTGTATTAGTCGAGACTATGCAAGTTGCCAAAGTAATAGAGTCAGTAGCTGATTCCAAAGCAGCAGTTGGCGAGACAGCGCATCTACTTCGAGTCATTGACTCATTACACTCGGAAATAGAATACCAGTCTACTACCAGAGTGGTTCTCAATGGCAACACTGCCAGGAAGCTAGAGAAGGGAGATAAGATTGTACTCGATAAATCAGCAAGTGTTATCATTCACAATCTAGGCAAGGAGACCGTCAGGTTTAAACTGGATAGCAGTACTGGCATAAGTTGGAGCGATATAGGTGGGTTGGAAGAAGCCATAATACAGATGAAGGAGGCAGTGGAACTTCCTCACAAGTACCCTAATCTGTTTCGCTTCTATCATAGGAAGCCTCCCAAGGGTATTCTACTCTATGGACCTCCAGGCTGTGGAAAGACCTTGCTTGGCAAAGCTACTGCAACGTCACTGGCTAAGACTTATTCTGACAAAGATGGTACAGGATTTATCTACATTAAAGGTCCTGAGATACTGGACAAGTTTGTAGGTTCAACCGAATCGACTATCCGCCAGTTATTCCAGCGGACTAGGGAGTTTAATAGGATACATAACTATCCAGCTGTACTATTCATTGACGAGGCAGACGCAGTACTTGGCAGGCGAGGTTCAGGTATCAGCTCTGATATGGAACGGACTATAGTGCCCATGTTCTTGGCAGAGATGGATGGGTTGGGAGAGTCTGGAGCTATAGTAATGCTAGTAACTAACCGCCCTGATGTACTTGACCCAGCAGTCGTAAGGGAGGGGAGAGTTGATTTTAAGATTAAGATTGACCGACCTACTCCTGAGAGTACCTACGATATCTTTATGCTCAACCTCAAGAAAGTACCAGTGAAGGGTTGCTCATGTGAAGAGTTATCAGTACAAGGTAGAGACGAGTTGCTATCCCCTAACCACATCTTATATCGACTCAAAACAAGGTCAAATGGCGATACCGACTTTCTGCTAAAGCATATAGTTAGCGGCAGTATGATAGCTAATATAGTCAACTTGGCTACATCTGTAGCGCTGCATAGAGACCTCGAAACCAAGCATAGTAGTTCAGGATATAGTGGAGTGCAAAGGGAAGATGTCATAAAGGCAGTTAGCGATACTGCCAGGCAGAACATGGACACTGACCACTCAGATGAGTTGGCTGACTTTGTAGAGAACCTTGGGCATGAAGTAATATCAGTAAGGAAGGGGAATGGTAGAGATGCAAGATAGAATATTAGACCTAAGAAAACCAACTGGAAAGGGCAAGTCAAAGTCCGATGATAGTATAGCTGACATATCTGGAGTGATACCTGAGTCAGGCGATATCTTAAAATCACTAGACCAAGCTTTGCTCAGGGCAGAGAAGGTAGAGAGAGTAATTTTGGCACGAAGAATAGTTAGAAGAGGTCCTTGCGGTTGCTAGGAGAAGGAATATGAATACATTAGTTCAGTTAGCTACCCTAGCATCTGCTACCTCTGCTATCTCTATCACTATAACTAAAGGCGGTGTGTTCTCCAAGCAGAGGCAGTGGATAAAAGGTCGAAATTCTTGGCTAGGTAAATTGGTATCTTGTCCATACTGTTTAAGTCACTGGGTAGCAGCTGCCTTGGTAGCTATCTATCAACCTACCCCACTATCAGCATGGCTTCCAGTAGACCTAGCCATATCTGTCTTCATAACGGTAGCCATAGCGGCAGTTATCAGTGGAGTCATACTATGGCTAATGCCATTCAGTGAGACGGAGAGAGAAGAAATGGAGAGCCTTTATAAAGCTCTAAGGGAGGCACGCAAGCTAATCAGTGAGGTAAAGGAGAAGTAAGATGGGAATGAAACCTATAGATACAGTAAAGCAACTCAAGGTTCGAGTTAATCAATTAGAACGTCACCTTGTTTTAGTAAAAGCTGAATCAGATGGTTATGCTTCAATGCTACTTGATGTCCAAAGGGATTGTGTAGAAGCTCGTAAGACAGGGATAATCCAGGGCAAGAAAGAGCAATATATTGTCGACTGGAAACACGAAGGAGAAGCAATTAAGTTGGCTAAGCAAGAGGGGACAAGGAAAGTGGTGGAGTGGGTTAAGGAAAACATATACTGGGTCTACCCTAACGATATAACTAAGTTTCTAGCTCAACTAGAGAAATGGGAAAAGGGAGAGAAGTAGATGACAATTAAGTATAAAGAAGTGATGTCGCCTTGCCAGGAAGTAGAGGATATTATCTGCGATATGTGTGGGCAAACTTGTTACCTGGAGCATAACTGGGAATACTCCAGACTTTATGCAGAATGGGGCTACGGCTCAAGCAGGGATACTGAGAACTGGAATTTCCATTACTGTGATAAGTGCAGTGGCAAGATTATGGACTTCATAACTAAAAATAAGGAGAGATGAGATGGAAAAGGAAGAAGTATTAGATAAAGACCGTTACAAATATATTTGCATAAAGACTATTGGTAGTAATGACTATGAGGTAAGGCATGATATTAAAACAAACAAGCGGATACTCATTGAAATACCTAAAGAGGTGTGAAAATGACAGATAAAGAACTGATAAAGAAGTTTAAGAATGCTTACCTTGAAAACTACATGGTACAGGATGCAGACTCTTTTACATTGGAGTTATTCATCCCTATCATCCGTGAGGAGATAAAGAAGGAGCTAGAGGAATATGCGTCTTCTGCAGATTGCTTTCAAGAAGACCATTCGGTAGCTTGGAGGGCAGGAGACATTATCATAGGAAGAGAGGGATGGCAAGACTTCTGGGAGAATAGATAATGGTAGATATGAAGGACTGGATTCAGAACAAATCTGAGGAGATAGCGCTAGAAAAGACAGGTCACGAATTCTATGACTTAGGTCCTCATATGCAGATGATGTGCTATATGATAGCTGAGGAAGCCTGGGTTGACTACTACTCTAGCCTTATTGATGCTGCCTATGAGCGTGAGAAGTATCAGAGATTAGGAGTATAGACAGGGAGATGGAATATATGGATGGACTAGCAAAGCAACCAGGCTATTGACAACAGTCGCCTTTTGTGGTATAATTAAGTATCCAATATGGAGGTAGAGTGATTCAGATATATGCAAACTACCTAGCAGTGGCTAGATATTGTTGGCGTTTTCCTCATCCTTGGTGGAAGTATCCTTGGGTTTGCTACCACGTTTACCTTTGGAGAAAAGAAATAGGATTGATACATCCACAAGCTAGTCTGTTAAGTAAGCTAAGAGGTATTAGCTCTTATGGACACTGGTTAAGGCAAGATTGGTGAAGTAGAGAGTGATATTCTTTAATGTACCACAAGCAAGGAAACAGTTGGTAGACAAAGGAATAGTCTACACTCTAAGACGTAATACTAGAATTACTGGCGAAACTATAGCCGTACAAGGTAACTACTACTCCTACTCTATGCTATGCAAAGTTAATGTAGCTAGAGTAGCAAACATCCAGTCACAAGATGACCTGAAACCTTACCTCAATCAATCTGGATTCGATAGTACCATTGACTGGCTAGAGGAAGCATCACCAACAGCAAGAACACTATATAAGGTTACTTACATTCCATTAGGATAGCAGAGGATTTATCTTGTCAGATATTCACGAGAGAGATAGACAACTTTATACTATTCACGACCTACTAGCCTGGACTCCTCCTTCCAACTATCGTATAATATCTGGAGGCGTTCTCAATGTCAAGAACCGTATGATAATCTTCGGTGATGAAGGCTCCTGGAAGTCTATACTTGCTCTCCACACTGCCCACTGTATTGCTAGAGGTAGCCGCTGGCTAGGTTTCCGTACTAACTCATCCAATGTTCTCCGTATGCAAGTAGAGCTACCTATGTATACTGACCGAGAGAGAATGGAAAAATATTGCTCAGGGAGCAAACAGATTTACTTCGCAAAGGATAAGCTTGTAACTGTAACATCCACTGAACTTGACCGTTTAGATACAAGAGCTACCAAGTTTGCCTATCCACTGGTAGTAAATCGTACTGAGCAGTTTATCCACATAGATGAGTCCAGCGGCTGGGAATCTCTGCGTAAGAATATCCAGACCTGCATAGCTGAAATGCCACTGCTACCGCTGGTAGTTATCCTTGACCCTCTATATAAGATGTTCAATCGAGACCTATCATCAGAGGTAGATGTCAAGCCTATGCTAGACAAGATAGACCTCGAAATGGAAGATGCATCTAAAGTTATCCCAGGAATATCCTTTATCATAGTACACCATACTCGTAAGTCAAAGACAGATGAGTCAGGTAGACCTATATCTATGGGGAGTCAGGATGCTACTGGTTCTAGAGCACTACTAAGATGGGCAGACACCATCCTCCGCATAGACCCAGACCCAAAGGACTCTACCTTTACTAAGGTGACTGCTACTTTCACTAAGCATCGTAACGCAGAGGATGTACTGCCTACACTGATAATTCGCTGGAATAGAGATACTCTGCATCCTCAGATACTGAGTCGCATAATGCCTAGATATGAAGAGGATGAGGAACTGGAGCTCCGAGGCGACCTGGATATGGCACTGTTGGAATAGTCGTGTTAAATAAAATAACATTATAGAATGTATTACATACATATATATTTTAATTACCAGGAGGTACTATGGAGGAACTAACTATACCGCCCAGCTACTACGGCAAGTCTGGCAGGAGCAGAGTAATCCGTATAAACAAGGACCATCCATTCTACCGAACCAGTAATAAAGGCAATATATCAGAGCCTCGCCTTATCATGGCTACCCATCTTGGTAGGAATCTAACTAGGGATAATATTGTCTATCACAAAGACGATGATAATAGTAATAATGAGATTGGTAACCTGGTAGTACTCACTCGCAGGGAGTTCGCTACGGTGAGGGACTGGAGAAGGCTGAAGAAGGCAAGGGAACGGATTAGCAGTAAGATATCTATCTATGAGCAGTATATGGCTGACGCTGGCATAGACCCTACTACGCTAACTAAGGACAGCCCAGATGATAGGTACAGGGAGGTAGATAGAGATAGAGAAGCCTATGACAGAAGCAGACATTATGGAGGAGGGGTAGAAGAATAAATAATAATTATGATATGTATATATCTCTTATAATGTTATTTATTTTAACATCCACTGTATCAGAACGCTGGGGGATTGACAAGAATATCGTCTATGTGGTATAATATAGGAGTAAAATGAAATCCCAGGAGGTGTAGTAGATTGAAGTAGTGGTATGCTTTATCCTTGCAGTTCTATTCTTATCAGTCCCAATCATCGCATTGAAGGTAATTAGTTATAGGAGGAAAAAGTCGAAATGGAAGAAGAACGAGTACCACAAGACCCACCAGAAGTTAAGGAGAGAGAGGATGAGGGAGAGGATGAAGGAGAGGGTGGAGGCAAAGATGAATGTAAAGATGAAGAGGAGGAAGAATAACGATGACAGAAGAGGCAGAGGTAACCACTAGAGGACTCATAGAGACTGACTTAGGTCCTTTGCGGAAGTTTACTGGAGTGCTTGACAGTATGCCTACGGAGAAGCAGACCTATGGGGAGGGAGAAAAGACAAGAACAACTACCCGTATCTTCGTCAACACCAAGGAGATAGAAGTAATTGAGGCGGCAGAGCCTTATCACTTCCCAATCTATACCATCCAGGTATCCCTGTCCAATAGGAAGAAGTCCCGCTGGGGAGTGTTCTCGGAGGGGACTCCGAAAGACCGCACCATAGGCTTTAACAATGTGGCAGACCAGCAGTACACCGCAGAGCAACTCGACCGAGACAGTGCCGAGTACATTAAGCCAGTGGATAGGATGGACTGCAAGAGAGACTGCATCGGTAAGAGGTTGGGCTTTGTCCTGACTGATGGGGAGGATGGTAGACCAGAGCCTGCAGACTTATACGATGGCAGACTTGATGCTGATAAACCTACAGCAGCCTGGACAGTATATGAGATTGAGGGCATAGGAGTAGCGGGAGGTCAGGGGGTAAGCCCTATGGACTTAGCTATGGATATGCTAGATGGCAAGACATTGGCTGAGTTCAATGCAAAAGCTCTGGCTAATCCAATTATCAGGAATGACACTCCTCTACTACAGGCTATTGGTATGCCACCTACAGCACCAAACTCATTCGCTAACACCATGTTAGTAGCAAAGAAGTTTGTTCAGGATGAGCAAGGGATATTTCACAAGACTGAAATCCCGTTCTAAATAAGTAGCAGAGGTGAAAAGTGCATGGTAATGCTTGCTGGTGTTCGAGAAACGACTTAAATGTGTTTGAACTAGCCAGCAAGCTTGCCAGCTACCCATAGCTCCTGAAAGGTGAGGGGCGAATAGTCGTAGTCAGAGGAGCAACACGAGGGCTACTAGCTGGCAGTAGCAAAGGGTGGGGTGACCACAATAGACGGTAGCCAATCCGTTGAGTACGTGGTGAGGAGCACCAGCCCCACCTGAGTTACTAATAAGGAGGAAGAATGAGACGCATAGATAACCCAGAACTAAAACGCAAGATACTAGACCACCTAGCCGACCTCTATAAAATCAAGGAAGTTAGGGAGGCTAATCATCTTAGCAGTTATATTACCTGCAGAACTAAATCGTTTCTAGATGCAAAGCAGACTGCAGAACCTACTGATGAGGAAGTGATGCTGTTTGCTTTGGGATATGGACTGCAAGATGTGCTTACACCACCAGATGCAGATGCCCCAGTTATAAGGAAGGATGGTATCATCTACCGACCAGATATGATTCTATCTAGTAGGCTGAATGAGATTAAGACTACAAGGAAGTCGGCAAAGTATCATTATCTGGATGATAGCCTACCAGTTACTTGGGTAGACTATATGATGGGAGGATGCTATATGATGGAAAAGATAGAGTATGACCTCATCATTCTATATATGATGGGTAACTATTCGCCTCCATTTCCTGACATATATGCTGAGACTGAGCAGTTTGAAAGAAGTGAACTTGAGGAGAATTGGCGGATGATACTAGACAACAAGTCGGTACTAGATGAAGCAATAGCCACTGGCACTCCACCTGAGCCATTCAAGAACTGCTATGACTGGGAGTGTAAGTACTGCAGGTATAAGCTAGTATGCCAGACATTAGCTAGAGCAGGAGGAATTACAATGAGTGAGGAGCAGGCAAAGGAGGATATGAAACTATGGGATTAGAATGCACAGCGAAGGACTGTCCAAGCTGGAAGTCTGCTAATACCGCTGACCCATATGAGGGCTACTGCATAGACGAGAGAGTATTGTCATGTTACAGAAGGTCAATGGCAAAGGTAACGGCAGTTCCTATTAAGGGCAGTGGTGAAGAGGAGGAAGAAGATGGATGACTACATAGGCATAGTTACCATCTGCGGTGAGGAAGGAACCTGTAAGACTACGATGGGTCTAACCTTTCCTAAGCCGCAGTCACATCTAGATATAGATGTAGGTGGGTATAAGAGAGCAGCTTGGCGTTTAGATACAGCTGACATAGAGACTCATAGCTTCCCTAAGCCTCTGACAGATGCAGATATAGCCAAGATGAAAGGTATCGTAAGCCCACCTCAAGCATCCACAAGAGCCGCAGCTATCCCTAAGAAGGTAGAAGGTATGAAGGAGCTGTGGCAGACCATAATAGACCAGTTTGTTAAGGATTGCTTAACGAAGGAATTAAAGTCGGTGATACTCGACTCCGCCACTATGATGTACAAGATAGGTTGTGATGCCTACTTGCAGGAGCTTCAAGAGAAGCAACTTATCAGATGGAAGAAGGAGCATCCTACTACTCAATTTGACGCTAATGACTTCAGAGAGAGGTTACAGCCTATAGAGTATGGAGTAGTTTATGACAGACTACAAAGGATTTACCATACTTCAAGGTCATACAGGAAGAATCTAATTCTAATCCACTATCCCACAGATGATTATGGACCTATGCCTGACGGCAAGGGTGGTTTCCAAGATGCCAAGACTGGCAAGATTATTATAGATGGCTATAAGGACACTACCAAGTTTTCAGACCTAGTTATGTGGCTAACTCTCAAGAGTCACATGGTTCCTTCAGACCCTTCTAACCCAAAGTCTATTAAGATAGAGGAAAAGTATCCAATAGCTAAGATAACCAAGTGCGGCATAGAGGGTACAGGATTGAGAGCCTTAGGATTGGAGATTCCAGCAACCTATGAAGGTATTGTTAATATAGTTAATCTATTGAGAGGAGCAGTGCAATGAAGATTTCTATAACAGATAGATTTGTGCATGGTGATTGTTCTGTAGATATAGAAGCAAGCAGCTCAGGAACGAGATTTATGGTATGGCGATTTGACAGAATTCTGATTAGCGGAGACAAAAGTGACTTGAAGTCTCTGAAAATCCTTATTGACAAAGTCAGTACTAGGCTTCCCGATATTGAGAGGAAGGTTGAAGCACTAAAGAGAGGAGCGAGTAATGCCTAGATTGTACTGTGACGCTAACCCTAGAATGATAGCATATGTACTTGACGGAGGCGGTAGTGACTACCACGAACTACGACCAGGGCATACTAGTATGGAGGCAGAGTATCTAGCTATAATATTCGGACTCAACGAGTATTTCGTAAAGTGGAATAAGGAACTAGACGCTAGGCAAGGAGACTTAGATGTTGAGAAGCTGAGAGCAACTGGTGAGGAAGACTTTGCCAAGGTAGCTTCTCCAGCAGATGAGACACCAAGACCTCTGCCACCACCAGTACTAGTATGCTGTGATAATGAGGTAGTAGTTAAGCAGCTCAGCCGAGAGTATCATATTGCTAATAGTAGGCTCAGGAATCTAGCACAACGAGTCTGGCAGATGACTCAGAATGTAGAGGTACAGTACCAATGGATACCAAGAGGGGAGAATCTAGCAGGGAAGATGCTAAAGTAATAGCTCCAGATGGAGAGCTAAAACTGAGAGATACTGCTGTAAGTGAGTGGAGAAAGTATATAAATATAGTAATAAGTCCATATAAGGAGGCTACTAATGAGAATTAACTCAGAAAACAAGTCAATGGATATGGAAGCAAGAGATATAAACTATATCTTGCCTACCTATGTTAGAAGCTACCTATTCTATAGCAAGAACGAAATGCCCAGCAGGATTATCTTTCCTATGTTTCCCTCAGTGAAGGTAGGCGGAGTAGATATACCAATAGAATATGTGCATCCGCTAGATAAGATAGCTGTGGAGATTACTGAAGACGGTAAGGATGTAGCTGAAGTTACTCCAGAGCAAGAGGCAGCACTGGATGCGAAGGATAATGAGATTGCAGACCTGAAGGCACAGATAGCTAAACTTGAAACAACCCCTGAGGCTCCTGCCCCTGAGGACATCACTCGCCAGCAGCAGGAAGATAAAATACCTGATGAGCCTCCACCTCCTGCCAGAGCTGCCTTTACTGAAGCTGCTGAGGAGAGGATAGAAACTGCAGGCAAGTTCACTGGAGAATCAGTCCATAAGGTTGAGAAGGAACGGTATGAGGAGAAGGATAGGCAAATTCAGGAGATGTCATCTGCTTTCCGCCAGCCTAAGCAACCACCTGGAGGAGACATAGGACCTGGCTCATCACTGTCAGATATGCACCCTAGAGATGGCAGAGACCAAACTAGGACTGCAAGAGACCTGTTACCAGAGCCTGATATAGCTGAGGCTGAAGAGAAGCCATTTGAGAAGGAGATAAAGAGAGGCGAAGATGGTAAGCCTATAGTAGAGGATAAAGCTAAAGTAATAGATAAGGGAAAGTAACATTTTACTTATTGACTCAAATGAGCCTGACAACATAGTAAAACTCCTACAGCAATCCTGTCCTGTTACTGTAGCTGACTTAAATATTGCTAATATGTCTGACTACTTCTTTGGTAGCTTCGATGGCACCAGGTTGCAGTTCAGTCGCAAGCAGGCTGGAGAGTTGGTAGGTAACATAGATGAAGCTGAGAAGCAACTAGCTGAATACTACCATAATGCTGATAAGAACTATCAGATTATCGAGGGCATTATTAGTCCTGATAAGCTAAAGATGAAAGATGCCACAGTACCAATAGATGCTCACGGTAGTAGTGTTAGTACCAGAGATTTGGGAGCTAAGTTGTATTGCTATAAGGTTGAGCCAGGCGGGTTTATTAAGAGTGGACATAGTTTCTCAGCAGTCAATGATTCCCTACTAGCCGCTTGGACTCACAGGTTAGCTGAAGCAGGAGTTATTACTTACTGTACTATAAACTGGGTGCATACTGCCAAGCTACTATCAGCTATATATAGAAACGAGCAGAAGCCGCCAGAAGAACACAAAACACTACAGAGAGTAATCAGACCACAGATACATATTAAGACTGAGAAGGATATGACCGAGGCTGAGAAGCAGGAGTTTAGGTTTGCCAAGTCTCTAATGTTCCTCTCTAGTATTTACCAGTTAGGTGTAGGAGAGAAAAAGGCAAAGTTGATAGCAGGCAAGTTTATGAATATGCTAGACATAGCTACTGCTGGAGTATCTGAACTGATGAGTGTGGAAGGTATAGGAAGGAAGATGGCAGAGAAGATATTACTTAGTTTAGGGAGAGAGATATGAGCTTAAAAGATGTCAGAATTAGTATTCAAAAGTGCAACTTCCTACTAGACTGCCAGAAGCAAAAGGTAATAGATGATATATATGGAGACCCAGATGTACCTAGCGATGAGGAGAGTTTTGATGAACTAATAGAGCTGATAGACTGTGTCTTCCTCAAGTTATTCGATATATCAGTAAATGACCTAAGTCCTTCGGAGACAGTAATGCTAAAGCAAGCCATAAAGGAGTTTCGCAGTGGGTAGACAGTTTGCACCAGAGTATAGTCGAAATGAGCAAGGCTGGATAAGGTTCCCAGCAGACTCTGAGTATCGTAAGAGGATGTTTCCGCCAGAAGTTAACCAGCATCCAGCGAAGGCAAATGTATTTCTGATTCAGTCTATCATTGAGTTTGTATCAGAGCCAGACGATGTACTGATGGATATTATGGCAGGGACAGGTACTCTAATGGTAGGAGCACTCGTGGGCAGAAGTGTGATATGCATAGAGATTAGCGAGAAGTTCCACCAGATGCAACTGGCTGCTCTAGAGCATCTTGAGGAGATAGCACCAGGTATCAGCGGTATGATTAGTCTAGTTAACTTACCCTGCCAGACATATCTGCCTATACCTGACCTAGCTGACCATATTATATTCTCACCGCAGTATGCTGGAATAATGAAGACTAAGGGAACTGATAGCTGGAATGTAGATACTGGATATGACTTTGCCGAGTATAGCAAAAGCCCATTGAACCTTGGCACTATGTCAGAGTTCCTATGGACTCAAGAGATGGAGAGAGTCTACGCTAAGTGCTATCATACATTGAAAACTCCTAGCAGTATGACACTAATAGTCAAAGACCATATGGAGCAAGGCGAGAGGGTACAGCTAGTGCAGAGAGCTATAGATGCTAGTGTCAGAGTTGGCTTTAGTTATAGTCCTGATGAGCACTTCAAGTGGGCAGCGCCAGGTATGCCTTATACTGCTGCCAGGAGAGCTAAGGGAATAGAAGTAGTGGATGATGAGGATATAGTAATATTAAGGAAAGGAGGTAGACCATGTCTAGAGAAAGTTGGGATAATTTC